AAGGAGCTGCGTTTTCAGAAAAATCAATATCAAAAGGATTTCTAATTGACGATATGTAAATTTCAAGTGAAGTTTCATTATCAACCGCATCATACGCACAATTAAAAGCTGTGGTTTGTGTTATAAACTTTGCAGTATTTTGAGCGACTTCTAAAGCACCAGGGAAAAAGTTGATAATTCTTGTTACTGAAGTTGAGATTCTTTTAGTTAAAGACCCATACTCCGTAAAGTTCGTAATTTGACTTAAATCATAATTTGGATATACTTGAAAGTTCTTAGAAAGAATTGCTTGTGATTCTATTAATTTTTCAATATTTAAACTATCTAAATTGATTGGGTCAGAAAACGACCCTATATCAAAATTTCTGTTTTGTTTTTCACTTATTGATGTTGTGAACTCAAAATTTGCCTGCGTAAAACCCCCACCCGCAATTAATTGTAATCCTACAATATTATCGGAAAAAGTTCCTTGACCGCTAGCTGGTGTTGGTGGACAGGTAAATTTTTGTGTAGCCATTATCCTGTTATATTAGAAAAACTTTTACTAAAATCTATGTTTATACCTCTATCTTGTCTTACTTCGTATAACAAATTATTAAATTGGTCTTTAATTTCATACAAGTTGTATTGTTTGTAGATATTGTTATTAGAATCGTAAATAGTGTAGATACCATCATCAATTGATTTGGTTTGGTTACCATAAAGTGCAATTGCTAATGTTGATATATCTTGATCAACAATTTCAATTTCAGTTGTAATTGGGTTAAAGAATGTATTTGTTATAATAATATTTTGGTTTGGTTGCCCAATATATGGAGTGGCATTTGGTTTGTTGGTTGGTGAAGATGAGGGTGATAATGTACAAAACATTAAGTTTGTTGCTCCCTCTACATACCTATATCTAATCGATTTTTGAATTGTGTTTGTTAAATTTTGTACAACAGGTTCACAATAAAAAGATGATGTTATTATTCTGAAAAAATTAGGTATTTTAGTTCCGTCAGGATTCAAATATTCAACTCTGAACCCTACTAAACCTTGATTCACAAATTTATTTCTATATTCAGATGGTACTTGATTTATATCAATAACAATTCCTTTTACGTTTGGTAATGCCGATAACACACCACAATCATTTATTGTAGTTCTGATCTCAGCAGGTCTAATTAGTAGAGTATAAATCCCTAACTTATTGAATGTGGTTGCAGGTAATTTTAAATTATAAAGTCCACCTAATATTTCCACACCAGAATTTCCACCTGTATCTGAATTATGAAAATATGGTCTTAATATGTCTTGAGCATTAAGAGATGTAAGAAGATAATTATTTGTATCATCTCGTGATGGTGTATATGTCATTATTATCTCTACATCCTCAGGACTTACGTCCGCTCCTCTAATAGTACCGTAGTTACCAGTTGCCATGCGTTTTTATTTTATAAATAGTTATGTTGGTTCTTTTACAACATTAAAAAATTTGTATCCGTATTTTTCCAAGTCACCCAAATTGTCAACTTCACCTAAACGCATCACACTTTCTAAAGGTGCATATTTACCTCTTTCAACATAAACATTAGTTAATATTTGTGGTTGGTCAATGACATTTAATAATACTTCATTTTTTGTTATTGCAGATAGAATTAAATCATTCTGTGTATATCCCGAAGATTGGACTAAATAAACCGTATAATCTCTATAATCAAGATAAGTAATATCATTTATTGTGTATGCGGTATATTCATTATTAGGACCAAAACCTAAAAATTCACCAACAACACCAGTCGATCCTGTAACTGGACCAAATTTAAACTTACCTCCAATCAAGTTAGTCGCAGGACCATACTGTATCAAATCGCTTAGAGTTGAGGTTGTATAACCTGAAACAGGAAATGGGATTGAAGTAAAGTTGTAAGAATAAAAATCATTAATATTCCAATTAGAGTCTCCACTAAAAATAAAGTCGTAACTAATTGGAGTTCCGCTACAAATACCGGCAGGTACAAAAGTCGCAACTCCATTTGGGTTTGGTATTGTTGTACCTGTAAATGGTACTACAACGTCTTTTTCAACATATGAAATACCCCAAGGTGAATTTGCGGTTAATTTTACCGTATAAACCCCATATCCCGATGGGAAAGTATGTTGTAATGGTGAAGGGGAAATTAAAGGTTGACTAAACCCATCACCCCAATCAACAGAAAAGTTAACTAATGATAAAAATTTAACTAATTCAGTATCTGAAGTGTTATAGAATAGAAAAGTATACCCCAAAGGATCTGTTATAGTATCTGCACTAACAATGAAATTTGTGATAACATCTTTTTGTAGTACCGCACCATCAAAAACCGAGTAATATCCAATATCTACCGCAGTTTGTTGGAAAAATAGGTTGATTGACAAACACTCCAATAGTGAACTACCGTTAGTACCTCCACTTAACACCATATTCATAGGGAGATAATAACCTGTCGTACCTGTTAATGTGGTAATTGTTTGTGCGGTAATAGGACAACAAGGATCAATATACGTTGAGATATCAGTTTCCCCTGTGAATGGGACCGTGATCAAATCACCTTTTATATTTTCAGGTGATATTCTAAATTTATAGTATTGTTGTTCCATTATGGGTTTACATATTCATACCATTTTATGGGTTGTGATGCAGTTCCAACCCTAATTAAGTTTAAAATATCATTCACTTTGTATGTGAAAGTTGGGTAATCTAACTTAACTCTATAATAGAAATAGTCCGCATTATTAAATGTAAATCTGTCGGGTAATAATAAAACTTGAACTCTATTTGTCATTCTAACAAATGACCCAATTCTGGCATCAAAGAATTTCGCACTCATATAAAAAGTATCAATATCAATGTAATCTCGTTCTCGTAACCAATAAATGAAGAAACCTTCTTTGTCACCTAAAAAATCCAATTTAAAGTATGGAGCTCTTACATCGATCAAAGGACTAAAAGGATTTAATTGTGCTGTTTGGAATAAACCTTGTTGTACAGGTAAAATTATGGTAAAATAATTTTTTTGTGTCTTTTCATCCGTTGTGTCATAAAAGTCTAATTTAAAAAATGATTTGGTAAATGGGTTTGTGTAATAATATAGTTCAGATACTGTGAACCCAGCATTAAAATAAGTCGGACCCCAATTTGTAACGTTAGCATTTTGTGATGATATTGGTTGTGCAAAATCATAAAAATTAAATTCATAATTTATATCAGTATCTCCACCCTTTATTGGTGAGTGATAAAATCTTATGATTTCAAAATCTTTTGCAATACCGACAACTTCCTTGATCATTTCATTTTCATAGTCTGAAATTGCCTCATCTCTACCGGTGAAATCCCAAGTCATCTCAACAGGTATGTTTACATACTTGTTGAGTTCATTTTTTAATATTGTAAATTTATTCACACTCATCGATTACCGGATCTGTTATAGTTGTTATGTTAGGACCAATACTACCTTGAGTATAAGGTGAAATTATGTTAAAGTTTTCAGGAGTTATTCTAAATATAGTGTTCACATATGGGTAATGTTTTCCATTCAAGAACGGATAGTTAACCCCAATACCTTCTTCATCTGAATACCCATATGGGTAAATATCTCTCCATCTAAAACTATTAGACAGTTTAGAGAAATAAGCGTAGTCAGGGATGTCTACAACAATAGAAGCACTTCCTTCTTCAACGTAGTTCGAAAACTCTCTTATTTGTATAGGGGCGTGTGGTGAATAAAAATAACCGTATTGGTTTGTTGGTGGTATGTAATTAGTTATTAAAGAAAACCAATTTCCGTTAAATTTTATTTTATGAACGTAGTCTGAAATAATTCTTTCGTTTTGATCATAATTGTTCCACTCACAATAGTCCCCATCAAGTGTATCACCCGAAACTAAAGTCTCATTATAATAAAAAGGTCCTGCGTTCCCGACGTTATATGATAATTGATTTATGTCGTTGTTAATTGAAGATAGGGGGTTTGATTGGTCCCACCAAGGTTGTGGTGCCGCATTTGGTCTTAAATAAGTATTAAAATACCAACCTTGTTTCATATTTCTTGTCCAACCAAAAAATCCTCTCCATATTGTTGTAAAAAATAACTGAGTTAATGGTCTTTTTTGATTATCTCTATACAAACTTATATCTATATCACAATTAAATGAAAGGTTATATGATTGACTATTTTCTTTAACTGAAGACCTATCTTGTTGTAATGGAGTTAAAGCACCAATTTCAAATTTTGGGTTTGAGTTAAATATATTCTGTTCAAATCCTGCATTTGTTAATACTGAACATTGTGGATTTGTGATAATTTTGTGTCTTCTAACATAATATTCACTTCTTGTTTCATTTATGTTATTTATATTAATAACTCTTTTAAATGTGCCCTGTACGTTGGTATTAAAAGTGTTTCCAACAAATCCAACATTTGCAATATTAAATATAAACTCATCAGACCCATAACCATTATCCCCTAAACTTGAGACTTGGAATAAATTGTTTTGATTATAATTAAATGATAATTCAACATATTCACCTGCCGTTAATCCGTGTGGCATAGGACATTTAAATCTTATTACTCTTGTATTTTGGTTCGATCCAACAGTTATAATAAATGGAATACCTTGAGATGCAATCCAAGACCAATTCACATTTGAATTTGGTAAGTAGGTATTCATAGTTCTATTGTATATGTTTTCAAAAGGATAACTTATGTAATGAAACCAATTATACGTACTAGCGCTAGCGTTTTTAAAGTCAATGTGTGCGTTTGGTGGTTGTGTATAACCAACAACATTATTATCTGTTCTAATAAAATCAAATTCAAAATATTGTGGAAATCCTTGCCAAGCACTTTGTAATGGTGGAAATGGAGGTGCCGCACCTATGTTTCCACCAGGAAACGCTGTTATCGTGTTTTGAAGTTCGTTTGTATAATACAGATTGTTTCTAAAAGGAGTATATGTTGTTGATCCTGTTAGGGCATTTGAAAACAGTATTGTATATTTTGTTACAGGTCTAAATATTGTTGAACTTTGTTGTTCCTCGTCAAATAAATCTTCTAAATTTAAATCAACAGAACGATCATATTCAGTAAGTAATTTAGTACTTTGGTCAACAGGAAGACTTACAAATGTATCAACATTAATAGCCCCTTTAAATCTATCTCGACCTAATATTATTTTAGTTGATTCATCAGACATTAGAATTCAGGAACATAAAGTTTATAGAATCTATCTATTGCGGTTTTACCATTAAATAATCCAAAGTAGAAATGGTAAGGAGCTCCCACAACAACACCTTGTGATGGTACTGCAGGGTTTGTTACGTTTGGTGAAAAGAAGTTAACAGGTTGTCCTTGAATAACTCCTGATGTACCCAAAGGAGGGTATTGGAAATTAGGTTCAGGTAAAGGCGGCACTACTGTTGAATCAAAGTTTGTTATAAACCCAAACCCACCTTGTGATTGATTGTATTGTGTAATATACTTTTCACCTAACGTAAAGAAATCCAAATTTTGATATTCTTTTTTGAAGAATCCTACAGGTATTGTATTTGTATACCAGTTATTATTTTCGGTTCCAAATATTGAGTTTGACTTAAACAATACCCATTTGTAGTGAGGAACAACCTGTGATTTAGGATAACCAAATACGTCTTGTATCAATGGTGTTTGGTTATAAGTTTCAATACCAGGTGCCATTATCTTTCTATATCTTAATTCTGAGGTACTTGAAGAGAAGAATACCCCAAATACAGGTTTTGATGGAACCGCACCTAAGTTTCCTTCGGTACCTAAGAAAATATATGAATTAGTGTTTGTTGTAGGTAAGTTTTCTGTAATAAATGGTGAAACCTTCCATTCAGAATTTATTGATAACATTTGAGCAATGTCACCATCAATACGGTATCCTTTTCTTGTACTATCAAAGAATTGATCGATTGAGGTACCGGCTTGGAAACTGTTACCTACTGATGTTGGTTGTATGTTTGAGGCAACATTAGTATTGAGTAATCTTGATAGGAAAGATAATAAAAGTAAGTTTGAGTTATCTTGGTATGAAGTGGTATCTACTTGATCAACATAATAACTACCAAATGCAGGGTTTGAGCAAATTTCTTTAATAAAACTATCTCTTGGTCCTAAATCAACTACTGTTGTTGGGAATTGTATTTGTTTAAAGTTATAAGCCGCCCCCGGGAAATTTAACAATGAAGACGGAAATGATGAAGTTGCTGGTGAATTTTTACCAATAAATTCATTAATTGTATCACTCCAAGGTGAACTTCTGTAATAGAAATTATTAGATATATCATTATAAACTATAACGTCATCACAATAAGCCTTGTAAAATTTAGTGTTGTATAAAGGTTGAGTTGGGTCTAAACCAAATATCTTTCTCGTATTAAAAGAAAACATATACAAAGCTCCATTAACCCAATTGTTTTGGAATACTTGAGCAAAAACTCCTCTACATAATGCGAAATTCATTGTAAATCTAACCTTCCATTCTAATAGTAATTTTAAATCATTATCAAAAGCAAAATTAAATAGATATTTTTTTTGTCCTCCAAGTAATGTAGGATTAAGTAAACAATAACATCCATTAATAACTCTACCTTCAGGTACTGAACATTTAGAAGGTCCATTATAAGGAATAATACCCCAAGTATGTCCATCACCACTATAACAAGATAAAGGTACTATACCCTCACATTGTAGTGTTTCGGTTAATGCTGTTATTGCTGGTGGTTCATCATAAGATCCACCATTAATTAATTCTAAACCTATTTGTATTTGTATTGGCGGTTCTTGACCTTGAGCATTATAGAATGTAAAATTGTTGTTTTGATGTAATCCATACCCAGTTTTAGATCCTGTACCATTTTCAGTTTTTGTTGATGTTGGTATTCTATCACTTCTCATAACCAAATAATTTCTACTATTAAAATTAATTGGACTTGGGTTGAAACTTCTATAATAAGCCGCTGAATACAAGAAATTTAAATATCTAAAATTATAACTTGGGTTATTTGGTGGTGAAAAATAATAATATTGTAAAATCTCACAAGCACTATTACAGTTAACCCCTTGAGTGTTGTTTAGAAAATAGTTTAATGCGGTTTGAGAATTAAAAACTAAATTATTAAATCCGTAACTACCATTAGATCCTATAAAAGTACCTCCTCCAAAATAAAAGTTTACCGTTGCTTGTGGGGGTGGATTATAAGGCACTAAATAATTAGTATTTGAAACTATGTACATATTCGCAGCCATATTGATAGTTGGAAATCCTGGAAGTGGTGTTGGTACATAAGATGTATAAGTACCTGCAGCTGCCGTTGTATTATCGTCAGTTGCTAAATAGTAAAATGGTAAGTTAGAGGTAAATGCTGTAAAGTTTGGATTTGATGGTGTAGGTCCCGTAATTGATAAAGAAAATGAAGGAAAATATAGATTATGTCCTTGATTATTTGAGGTTAAATGTGATATTGGGTGTGCGGGTTGTGTAGCGTTGGCGTTTATTGGGTACCCCTGAATTGGTACGTTCATATGGTATTTACCTGTTGCAACTACGGTATTAGGGGTTAAATGACCATAAATTCTTGATAAATCATACTCAATAGTTTGTTTCTGAGTATGTGGGTCAACCCCTCTTGTACAAATTATTATTTCATAATTTTGATAATTAAACATTGTTTGTAGTGCGGATGTTGGTACTGTGTAGACATCAAATATGTTTGCAGGGGTACCATTAACTAAATCACAACCAGGTCTTAAGAATTTTATTTTATGTAATAGATAACCAGCAGGAAATAAGTTTTGGTTTGTTAAATTTGCTAACTGTAAAAAATTACCAACAGTTAAACCTGTAATTGCCTGAAAATACTCAACGTCTGTTGGGTATTTTAAAAACGATTCTTCATATCCATTTACCCCTAAAGTTGTTGGTCCATTATTTGCAGTGGAAAGTATTTGAGTAAGAGAAGTTGCGGTGAGTATAATATTTGCAGATAAAAAACCTCCTGAATTCAAAGACGATGGATCCGCATAGTTTATTGTAACACCAGTTTGTCCTGTAAAAGTAACACCTGTTATAGAATTTAAATTAAATTGGTTAAGTGTCCCACCTGTCAAATTAACTCGTCTATTAGTTGAATATTGGTCGTAATAATTTGGATTTTGGAATGAAAATAAGGTCCCTGGTGTTAATGAAGCCATTGTGCCAGGGTTTGCTAACATAACAAAAACTTGATCTTCATATGGTTGTGATCCAACAAATTGAGGGTTTACTGTAACACCTACTCTATTTGGTGCGTTAACACCAAAATACTTATCTCTAGTGTTAAATTCATTTAATCTTTGTGGGTATGTTGAGGTAATTGGAAATGCAAACCATCTATCATCAGGACCAGTATTTTTTTTAGCCGCAAACAAAAATGGTTGTGGTGCATGTAATAAATCTTTTTCATTTGGTGTAAGTTTAATTGGTGTAGATGAACTTAATACATCATATCCTGAAAATAATCTAATAAAATCTTGATTTGCTCTCGCAACTACAGATCCATCAATGTCATTATTATTAACTAGATATTCAAACGATTGATATTGATTTGAACTATTACAATCAAATGGTCCGTTATTAACATTGGTACTACCTTGTGGATTTTGATATAAATTAGGGTGTCCTATGTCATAGGCACCTGATGAATTAACAGGGGCTAAAAATCCTAACGGTTGAGCCAAAACTAAATCACCATTATTAGGTGAGTTTTGGACTTGGTCATTAATATCAGACAATAAATCATCAAGATTAAGAACACTTGTGATTTCAACACTTCCACAGTCACAATCACAAGCCTGACAATCAGGATAGTTTATCATTGGTAAACCTAATCTAGGTATATTTGGTTTAACAAATATTAAAGCCGCTAATGCACCTAAGGCCAATACACCGTAAACAAAAGTGGTTAAAATTGAGGTCACTAATAAACTTTGAGCATCAATTACTTGTTGACCATATAGGGCGAAACATGCGATATCAACAACAGGTATTCCACCTACGTTTGCCGAAGTACAAGATAATAATACACTTTGGGCGGCATTGAACGCACTCGCGGCCTGTATTGTTGCTTGTACACTTTGTACTGTAAAATAAGCTAATAATAAAGTTGCCAATCCCATTATAAGTGGCCAACCCCACATAACAAAGTGGGATAACCACAAAATTATGATAACAGGTAATGTCAAAATATTCATTAATAGATTGAAGACAAAAAATATTGGGTCAAAGTTTTTTATAACGTCATTAACAGGGAATGTATTATTTGTTGTTTTACAAGTTCTATTGTCAATTTCTTTAATACCTAAATGTCTTGCTCTTCCGATACCATTTTTATATCTGTCGATGAATAGAGCGGTAGTATAAACTTTATTATAATTAAATTGATAGAATGTATCTTCACAATCTATTGCCGATTGTATATCTACATAATCATCCCAATCAAGTGAAAACGCATATGATCGATATAAATCAAATTTTTGTTGTGGTATTTCATTAAAGGTAAATACTTGTGGATTGTTACCAACCGGAGTTCCTTGTATGTAAATCTGAGAACCTGCCGGTAAATATATCGATTCAACTCCACCGTAATATGGTTGGAATCCTTGACCCGTACCATAATCTATGAAAATTTGGAATGATTGGTTGTTTAATGCTTGTACAAATTGCCAACCGACATTCACACCAATAAGAAGTGTTGGTCCTGTTTGTGCGGGATATGGGGTTGGAGAACCTGCAGGTGGTGCAGGTATTGTATAAGTTGTTGTTTGACTAGGTAGACTTAAAGGATCTAAACTTGAGCTTATCCAACCGTGTTCTTTTATATTTGGTACTAAAAAACCAGCTCTTTGAAAACTACCTGAGTATTCATCGTCTGATAAACCAATTTCTGTTGAAAATTTTGTAATGGATTGTTGGAACCTGTTTATTGATATTGTTTTCTCTTTATTAATCCATCTAAACTTAAATCTATATTTCCCTTTTGTTGGTATTCCTTTACTTGGGTCATTAGATAAAATTTGTTCACCAAATTCGTTAGTAGTAATGTAATCTAAATTCATAGGTACACTAGCAACAAACGTACCATTGTCATCAATAATTTTTCCTTGATCAGGTAATTGATACTGTTCTAAAACAGGTCTACCTTCGGTATCGGCAAAAATAGTTTGTCTAATCGCTAAAACTTGTCCAGGACCTGTTATTAATTCACATAAATTTCCCGTATCATTTTTTGGCCTACATTGTATACTTAAAGCATCATCATCCGTTGTTGATAATATTGACCCCATAAATACAGCATATGGTTCAATTACGATGTTTGCAAGTTTTGTTAAGTCAAAATCTAATCTGTTAATTCCGACTTGACATATATCAGTATCCCCCCAAAGAGGTCTCACATCAATATTATAACTAAAACTTTGAATTTGAGGCAGTGAATCTAAGTTTGTTGAGGTCTTGAATTGTGCTCCGTCGACTTGTGCTTCAGTTGCAATTCCTTGTTGAAGTAGATCTTGTGGTGATAGTGAAAAACATCCTATATCTGAAAGGTCAACATCCATAACAATAGTTTGTTCACCAACAGGAACACCAAAAATCATAAAGTCACCACTTTCGTTAGTTTTTACGGTAAATCTATAATATTTGTCATATACCTCTACATAAGATGAATCCATTAAAACATCTGCTCTTGTGGGAAAAGTTCCTGTGGCTTGATGTCCTAAATACGATGGTTCTTTTGGTAGTAGATTATATCTATACCCTTCTTCGTTTCTAGAAGTTAAATTTTGATAAGGGTATAATTCTGAAATTACGGGGTTATCAACATCTCCTTCTTCTAATGGTATGAAAACTGAAACTCTAGCATTTGGTACTCCATATCCATTGTTGACGGTAACTCTACCCACAACAACACCATAATCTGAACAGAATCTGGTATACACATCATTAGATAATATTTTTAGTGAAAGTATTTCTAAAAATTCAAAATCTTGGTCTAATTCTACATTGATATACTTATCGACACCAACTTCCGTTCTAATTCTATATGATTTGGGCATTAAATTTTCTTTTTTTGATAAATAGTTTATTTCCTATTTTCAAAAAAATAAGACCTAATAGAAAAAAATAAATCTCTATGAGAAACTTACTGTGTTAAGATTGAGAACTCTTACATTAATATCCCTATTTTGATATCTAATTTGGTAAATTTGTGAAGGTTCTGCGTAAATAGTATCGGCATATAATTGTATTTGTCTTGTAACACTATTTGAGTAAGCTTGAGATGTTTCAAATGATGAATATTGACCACCAACTAAGTTATAAAACTTCATATCCGATATACTAATTACACCGTTTTGTGATTGTATCAATCTTCTTAACTCAGATACAACAACATTTTGACCTAATTGTCTTGTCAAAGGATTAAAATAATTTGAGATTATTTCAATTATTTTTGCAACAACCGCACCTTGTGTTTGTGAATTATCTAAAACAACATCACAATCTACCGCCAAATCAATAGGTTCCGCACTTTCGATTGAAATGTAGTCATTTATCATTCGATAGTTTGAGAGGTAATTTGCCACATTTTGTTTTAATGTGTTGGATATTACATCCGTCAAATTTCCACTTGTATCATAAGATAACATCTTAATTTTAACCTTATTATTTTCTTCAACAACACCAACTTTTGCAGGTGCCCCAAAAATCGAAGGCATATTTCTTATTACTGATTCGTAGTCGTTAACTGTGACCGCTCTATTCTGAGCTGCAAAATTAAATGATACCATCTGTCTAACATCTTCCGTTGTTGGTGCGTTTGCCCCACCAATAGCGGCTGTAACATTATTACATCTTAAACTATTAATTACGGCTCTGTTTACAGTGTCTGATGGACCATTAACAGAAAACGAAACCGTACCAATTTGATTAATCGCATTTACACCAATGTTAGATCCTACACCACCACCAATTCTATATTGTATAAACAAAGTACTATTTGATTTCAAAGCAGCACCTAACCCTAAATTATTTGAGTATCTTGCAATGTCAAAACCTTTACCATCTCTCGCAAATTCTCTTAATTGTTCTTCTGCCGATACATTACCACCACCAAAAGTCATTTTAAGAAATCCTTCAGGTGTGTATTCAGTTATGAATTTTTCAGATGTAGATATGTACTTACCTACTTTAATACCAGGTTGATCAGATGGTTTTGTCGGGTCTTCAACAAAAACTCTGTCTTCAACCAACGCTTTAACTTCAAACCATCTATCAGGACCTAATGTTATAAAATCTTGAGGTTCAGGTATTGTTGAGTATTGTGTACCATCTTTTAATAAAACACTTGTAATCCCTAAAACATTCTTTTCAGGTAAGAATAATTGAAAATATGGTACAACGTCATTTGGTGTTATTACTCTTTTGAAGACTTTTGTAACACCGTTAACCACTACTTCTCTTTTTGTTATCGTGTAATTTAAAAGATTTCCGTTTGCATCAAAATTAGGGATTTTTAATCTGTTTGGTGTTCCTTCGGCGTTTATTGGGGACGCAAAATCAATATCATAAACAGTTTCAAATGGTTGTCCACCACCATTAACCAAAGATCCTCTTCTTAATATACCACAATATCTTAAGTCTTCTCTATCCCCAAAAGCAGGTACTGTAATTGAGAAATCAACTAAAGCAACTGACGGTCTTTGACCAGGTATTTTTAATCCATAAGTTCTAGCAATATTATAAATTGATCCTTTTTGTTGTGCAAATTGTAAGACAGTTTCCTGTATACTTCTATCAATTTGAAATTGTAAGTTATCCGTTACGGCAGCATTCAAATCTAACATAACCGAGAATATCCCAGCATCATTAAAGTTCTGTACTAAGTCAGGATAATAAGTTCTTGTGAAATTAATTAATTCGGTTCTTATTCCTTGAAAGTCCCTTGTTGTGTACGATATTTTTTTCTCTGCCATTTTTTATTAAATATTTATTATGACAAAATCACTTGCTTCAAACGCCTGATTTGTTATTCTATAGTTTATTGTGATTTTAGCGGTATGTTCTAAATCTGAAATACCAGGAACTCTAAATTCCCTCTCATCATATTCATTAATCGTGTAACCTTTATCTTCCTTACCCATAGAAGCATCTTCTATTTTTACTTCAGTAACTATTAAGTTAGGTAAAAAATCACCAATAGATTGTCTTATGTCAGCTTCAATGTCTGAAAATGTTGGTCCGTCTAATGGTTCAAAAATATACTCGTATAATCTTGTACCAAAAGTC